GGTATCCTAATTAGGATTATCGTCTTGTTAGACAATTGATAGCGCAATGCTTTGAAAGTGTTCCACAATCGTATTAACCATTTTTATTATCTAAAATCTAATATATTAAAATACTCTTACTGATATTATCTGCAAACAAAGTATTTAACTCTATCCTTGATGATATTTCTTACTCTTCATCAGACAGATATTCGCAGTCATCATCATCATCAACCAATTTTCTCATTTCTTCCACTGTCATATTTCTGTTTTTCTCCACTTCTTCATCTTGAACCCCCAGGAAACTTTTGAAGCCTTCAGACAATATGTTTGCTTGTTCATCAATTCCCTGAGCAAGATGTTCTTCTGTCATTTCCATCCTGACACCTTCCTTAGATAATTCATCTGTTATTGCAGAGAACAGTTCATTTATACCTTGACTTTCCAAATAATCTTCTAGTCTGTCGAACTCTCGCAATTTTAATATTTCCTCTTCTATTTCTCTTTGCTCCAGGAGTTCAGTACACTTTAACTCTAATTCTTCATCCTCATCAAACCATGAGATTATATGCTTGTTATTTTTTTCACCTCTTTTGAATTTTCCTCTGATTGACTTTTTTACTCTTTTATCCCCTTGTCCTATTTTTCTGAATAGAAGAATATCTTTTACTATCTCAGACAATCTGAGGTTGCTTGATTGTATTATGATGTTCCTTTCTTCTGATAACACCAGCATCCTGTTCATTATCAATTTAATGTTCAGGCAGTCATATCTTAATGCTTTTCCCTTGTTTTTCTTTAATGATGATAGGACACCTGATCTTAGTCCACTTAATATCAATATGCTTTCAGCCATTGTTCCTGTCTTTATTGCATCTGATGCCATGTGTGCTAGTCTGAGTATCCTATCATATGAAAAAAATCTTGACTTATACTCTGTGCTTCCCTGTATCATCATTAATATTACTTTCATATCACATTCAGTTTCTTCCCCCTCAACAGATATAAATTGATTAATTCCTGCCTTGACGCAAGTCCATGCTTCCTGATTCATTTTGCTAGTGTTCTTGTCATTAATTATCAGATCTATGGTTTTCTTGATTTCCTTGCAATGACCATTCTTTACACCTTCTACTATGATCAATTTATCATTTTCTAATTTCATTTTATTTTCTCTTATCATCCACTTTAAGAAATTCTTGTCCAATTTTATCTTCTTCATTCCTGAGATTGGCTTTGTTTCTGCTATTAATCTTTTGAAATACTTCAAACTTTTTGCTCCTCTCTCAGCTTCCTCTACTCTTATTTCTTGTCTTATGATGTTTTCTAAGCCCAATAACTTATCACTCGGATTTAACACCATGAGTAATTCCTCCAACTTTTCTCCTTCTTCAATCCTCATTTCTATATCATTTGATATATATGATTTGCTCTCATTTTCCTCCAAAATACTTATCAATTTATCATCACTTATCAGCTCCTGTGTATGATCAGACACTTTGATTCCTGAGCAATTCAAAATTGATGTCTTTCTTATTCTATTTAGCTCAAGCACCATGTTTGATGTTATGATATTCTCATTATATGTTTTCTTTTCTTTCTTGCTGTTCTCCCCTTCCAAAATTTCCTTTGGTTCATAGAAACCACCATTAAATAACAAATATATATAACCAGGTGATTCTATTGTCGGCATCAAAATATCTATTTTATGGTGTCTTTTTATCACAAAATTGTATAATAGTTTTGTGCACATGGGGGCTATGGAGTTCCATCTTATGATAACTTTTTTTCCCACAGCCAATATATCATCGATCATCCTTATTATGTTATTTGGGTCTCCAGTGAAGTGTGATATATCAAGGATAAAAACGTCATGATCCAAGTATTGTCCATAATTTTCACTATAGGTCATGTCTATGTTAGCTTTAATTTCTTTCATGCCAGGAATACGGTTAATTAAATTGTAACCATCATTTCTTGATATAGATGTATGAGTTATTCCCATGTTGTCCATTATTAAATGAAAATCTCCTCTTCCTGCAAAGATGTCCGCAATTTTATCATCCACACTGACCACATTGCTATTTATTAGGTAATCTAGGAGTGCCTTTGCACTTGGGTAAACATCTGACTTTGTAGGTGATGAAACATGTTGTGGTTTACAATTCAGTGTTGCAATCATTTCAAAAGCTTTTATAGACGCTATAAATTGTTTTTCATCACTTAAGTCACTTGGTTTTAACACAATATTAGAGTAAGAAATGCGCCCACAATTTTCTTCTTCTAATTGACTCGCATAGGATGTGTTCTCAACATTGAAATATTGTATTACCTTTGTTCCATCGATTATTTTTCCATTGTGCTCTTCCATTATTTCCCTCACCGCCACAAATACATCTTTCAATTGGTAACCAACAAGTGGAAATGCCATGTTTATCAAATCACTTATTCTTTTGTCATTTATATGTAAGTGTGCTTCTGAATTTTTTATTCTTTTTATATTGTTTAAACAATTAATTTTTGTCTTGTCCTCAAATATTGTGATTTTCAATGTATTCCCTGTGGGTTCTTCAACTCTAAATACCATACAACATGATACTATAAATATCTTTAATAATGATTTCCTATAGCCGTAAGAAAACCCAGTTAATTCTATTTCTTTTAGCCAATCTTTTCCTTCAATGTTTTTTCTATCAAACAATTCCTTATTTATAATGGATCTCACCACGGCTTTTGTAAAACTTTCATTCCCAATTATGTTCAGTCCTTTATAAAATTTATAAAATTCTTCTAGATATCTGTCTATTGAACCATATGAGTTCAAATTCGGGACTAGTTCCTTCATTATGTTTTCTGGTATTTGTGTGGGAACCAAAATCTCCATATCTTGCATATACTTGTTCAGTGATTGGAATGAGCTTATCTCTTCTATTTTAGATGATGGCAATATTGTTTTGTGATCTATGAACTTGCCTGCTATGTCTTCATTAACTGACACAAAGTGTGAAAAATTGTGATACAACGTCCTTTTTTCATTCAATTTGTCAAGTGTCATTGAGTCAAATCTATGTGACAATCCTAAATCACATTCTAGTTCTTTTTCGCTCTTGATTTGATCAAGCATGAATGTCACATCTCTGGCAAAATATTTTACATCACTATCTAATCCTATCGAAATTGTTTCATTATTAGTGTACCCTATTAAAGCTAACTGCACCTTCAATGCTGTTATTACTAATTGTAAGTTAATATTGTTATCCACCCCTCCTGTTTCGTTTGTTAGTCTGTCAAGCCCCGTCACTTCCACTCTTGAACTTAACATGTTGGATGATAAGTCTCCTGTTTTTGGGTTGAAGCCTCCTGATAACGCTCTGTGAAAATACCTTCCTCCCTTTGGGCAGACGACGGCTTCTTCGATATCATTAATTTTTGCATTAGAAAATGTTCCTATTGTTATGTCAGTCAATTTCCTTAAGGATTTTATAGCTTGAGTATTATCTTGTTTGTTATATTTTTCCATATCAAATATCATCCATTTTACGTATCTTACAAGTTCATATGCCATAAAAATTAGTTTGTTTTGAAACATTCCTTCTATTTCTAAATCTCTGTCAAATTTTGTTATGTTTATCGCAGTCCTGACAGGCCCAGGCAATCTTAGCCCTTTTATCTTTGAGTAAACTCTCATCGGTTTAATTATGCATCTCAATTGTCCGGTTAAATTATCAGCACTCATCTTTCCTATTATGGGAAGCTCCTCAATGTTCAGAAAATTCATTCTGAAGTACTTCATTTCATTGTTCTGTACAATCCTTTTATCAACTTTATTTCTCCCCATTATTAATCCAAAATAGCTTGGATCGCTTTTTATTTCATTAATTATGTTTCCTTGGAATTTATACTCTATTTTGTGGTTAACTTTCCATGCCTTATTCCACAATTTATTCATTTTCTTTTTTCCTACAAGGTAGCTCATTGTTGTTGAGTTATTAATTTTTGCGTAAAGTTCATTTATGTAATTAAATATTGAGCATTCATAAAACTTAGAAGCAATCCTGTGTGAAAAGCATTTCTCAAACGTATGAACTAAGACAGCTTTAAACAGGTGTTCTTTGTCTTCAGAAAATGAGTTTAACATTTCTTTCAATTCATTATTTTGAACTTTATGTTTTAGGAGTTGTTTTAACTCGTCCTTCAAAATTGTCTTAGTGTCATATCTTCCTCCAGTCATTGGGAATGGTTCTCCCACATAACTAATTGCATTTTCACTCAATCTCACTAGTGAATATATAAACACTTTGTCTTTTTTGTCATTGAATAGACTCTCAACATATGACAATCTTTTCACATTAGAGTATGAATAACCCGATATAAAACTATCAACCATAGAAGTCAAAGCATGCCCGTAGCACGTTGAAGGTAAATACATCAGAGCCAGTGTCAACTTCAACAGCTTCCTGTTTTTTATGTGAAACAGAAAGAATTGAGTCACTATTTCATCCTCATTTGGCATTGAGTTTTCTATTTCTTTTAGTTCCCTCAATTCAGAAGCTTCATCCACGATTTTTCTATATATTTTTCCCAATGTGCTAAGGGAACCTCTTAAATTAATAAACCTCGGGTCCAATTCCAAGTCATAGAATAATGCCCACCGGATGACATCTTTTTCAATTTCTATCATTATCCTAAAGTTCCTTATCACAGTTTGTATATAATTGTCATCTGCCCTCAATACACTAGAAGTATATGCACTGTCTATTACAGATACTCTCTCAGAATCATTTCCCCACAAAATGTCAGAATTAGGTGAAATGGACATTATCCTTTTGTATGAGGTGTCTATTGGTTTGTCGAAATAATAATGATTTTTTAACATGGAACATCTTCCATTAGTTATTTGTGTTTGTGATAATTTAACTAACAACCCCATTTTTAATGAGTAACTTTGAATATACTCTATCATCCGATTTAGTTCTTCTTGGTCCAGATTCTTTTTTATGAATACCCCACATGAGTCATCAGAGTATGTGGTTCCTATATATTTTTCTATTCCCATCGACACCATCATGTCATCTAACATTAATTGCGATTGTATGCCCCACAATGGCCCAAACCATCCCTCTATTGCTCCCTTTTGCCTCCTTGACCATACCACCATGTCTGAGAATAAGTGCTCATACAAGATTTCGAGTTCATTGAATAAATAAACAACTTGAGTAAGTCTTTTCCTCTCTATTGAGTTTTCTTCAAAACCATACATATCTGCTATTTCTTCCAGTATGAACAAGTTATTCTCAGGCCTTTGCGATGTATTATGACCTGAGTAGTCTAAGAAGAGTGTGTATGCATCTTTCTCTTCTAGCATTACAGACATCCTATGCATCACTGTCCTTCTCTCATCTTCTGTCATTGTCATCATTTGACCAGGTATCAATTTCATTGCCCTTTTTATCATTTCCATAATGATGGAAATGTAAATTTTAAGCTTGAAACTAGCAACTCCATAAAATCTTCCTTCTGTCTTCAATTCTTTTTCCTTTTCTATTAATCGACATATTTTATATTTCTGCATTCTTGCTAGCTCTTTGTCTTTTCTAAAAAAACACTTTGTTTCACGATCTTGGTTTTTATTCTCTTCATATACTTTCCCTATCTCAATTTCATCTATCAAGTCCACTAAGTCATTTTTTGTTATATAATAAACAAGTTCTTTTACTGAATTTCCTGAAAAATCATATTCATCTTTTGTACAAGCTTTGTCTATGACTCTGGATGATATGTTAACTTCGTTTCCTGGTTGCAACATCTTTCCCAATTTCACATCTTTGTAATGTGAAGTGTTCCTTATGATGTGGTTATTATAACTTCCCCCAGATGCCATTAAATTCAGTTCCTGTTCTAGCAACCCTGAATTACATGTCATTTGCGGTACTACACCAAACTTTTTAATATAGTTTGTTATTATCTTCATTCTCATCATACATCTTAACCTCTCTATTGATTCCTTTGACACATCATGATTCCTGTTTGTTCTTTGGATATATTTTCTTAGACCCTCTAGCTCATTGACCTCAGCATATGTGTTCATCTTGGCTAATGTTGAGGCTTTTATACAAGYCACTCCGTCAGATGTCATACATATAGATAAAAGTTCTTCTCCTATTTTTTTATCCAATTTCATTAATTCTATAACAGCGTCAATTATAGGAAGAGTTGATGATGAGCATTTATGGTCAGCCATCATTAAGCAAACAGTCTCATAGGTTGCCGCAATTAATGTTCTTAATGGTTGAGGGACTTTCTTTAATCTCATCATGAAATCTATGAAGAAATTATCGCTTTTTTCGCCCTTCATGAAATTATAGTCCTTGACTATATTCATGTTCAATTCATTTTCTTCAGTTGACAATACAAATTTTAGTAGTGTATTATCTCCTATCAATATGACACCATTGTATTTGATAGCATGRAAGGTGTTGCTTATGAAAATCTCAGTTTTTATTTTYTCGTTCGTTTGTGCATTATTCACAACCAACGTGGTTGTGCTGCTACCGTCCAGATTCACTTTGGTTATTATTTTTCTTCCTTCTCTCTCCATTGATTCACTCACACTTTCAATCCTGTTCAGCAGCTGAGAATAAGTCATCTTTATCTTAAATATTATTATTTCCAACAAATTAATAAACCATAATGATGTTTGTGTATCTTCTGATGGTTCAATTTTCCAAGCCTCTTTATAGGTCTTTTGCATCTTTCCCGTTATTTTCTCTCTATTAGATAACAGCTCTTCATCAGCCATATTTTTTCCATATTCTAATAATGTTTCTAATTTCTTGCTTTTATTTTTCGTTTCTTTCAGATATGACACCCAGATTTCCGTTTCTTTTTGATTCCCTTGTTTTATCTTCGAGCTCCACTTCTCTTGTCCAACAAATTCCCTCAATCTAAACAGATCAATTTTGGCCCTCACACCAAATTTTTCAGGATAATCTTCTCTGTACAGGAAATCTTCTATCGTCTCATTGGTTATTGTTTTGTATGGTGAATCCAACCTTGATATTAGTGCTGGCCTATCAACATATGTTCCAATGTACGCTAAATGATCCCACTTAATCCAGTATTTGATCATGCTAGTGTATTTTATTTTTTCTTTTTTTGGTTCTAAGCTCTTCTCGTGATCTTGAGCAGTGCGCAGCATTATATATTCTTCTTTCTTTCCTGATAAGATACTATATGCAGAGGGGTAGTTCTTCATTTCCTCTATCAATTTTATGTATTCTTCTGCATAACCCTTCCTTGCTTCCAGAGCTTTTTTTGCTTCTTCTTCTTTTTTTGCTAGTTCTATTATAGTGTCTTCTGAAGCAACAATATCACTTGTTATTATCTCTATCTCATCTTCTAATGTAATCTTACTTGATGCCTTTTCATCGCTCCAYTCCATGTTTATCTCTTCCGTATCAAACTTTAGCTGTTTTTGTTGGGTCACACTTTTTTGTTTTAATTAAAGCGATAATCACTCAATTGATGTCAAAATGATCTAGATTGCTTTTCATTCACGAAAAGAATTGTCTGAAGAATTGGATCTTGAATTATCATTGTGCTGAATCCAATTTAATATTCTTGTTGAGTTCCAAAATACTTCTTCTGTTTTGTCTTCTAGCCTTTCTTTTGGATTTGAACTTATTATTGTTTTCATCTTTTTCATTAGCTCCTCAGTTATATCTTGTTCCTGGCAAGATAACATGTTAAACAACATATCCTCAGACATGTTACAGTTTAGTAGCTCTTTATTTAAGATAATTGTTTTGTTGTTTTTTGTTAACATCACACTGTCACACCTAGATATCATGAAGAATTCTGAGTCCTTGAATAGATCTTCTTCATTTTGTGTTACCGCCATCTGTATTCCGTCTTTTCCATATATTGTTTTATATGTCTTCTCATGTGGAATTATCCATGCTTTTTGTGTCATTAAAGGAGAATCTTTCAGTGATTCTTGAACGATTTCAGGCATAAACATCCAAATTCCAATTATTCTTGATGTTTTCATTATGCAATCTTCATCCACAATACTTTTAAGTCTTTTGGACAATTTCTCAATTCGTTCCATATTTATTTCCAATCCCCATTTGTGTAAGTTTTCGACTCTCACTTCTATGTATTCAGCCATGTTTCAGCTAGATCACTTTTTCTTGAAAAAAAGTATC